GCACTGTCAGATGCTGCACTCAAAACGGCATCAGAGGTGGTTCTGCTACAGTTCACTTTCCTATCTGGCACCAAGAAATAGAAGATATTCTTGTTCTGAAGAATAATAAAGGAACGGAGGATAATCGTGTCAGAAAACTTGACTACTCAATCCAGATTTCAAAACTTTTCTACGAACGTTTCATTGCGAATGGAGAGGTTAGCCTTTTCTCACCGCATGACACGCCGGGTCTCTATGATGCTTTTGGGACTGATAAGTTTGACGACTTATATGTTCGTTACGAACGAGATGAGTCTGTTCCTAGAAAAACTGTCGGGGCACAAGAACTAATTCTTAATCTACTCAAAGAAAGAGCAGAGACTGGTCGCATCTACATCATGAACATTGACCACTGTAACAGTCACTCTTCCTTTAAGGATAAGGTTGAGATGAGTAACCTGTGTCAGGAAATCACTCTGCCTACATATCCTCTCCAGCATATTGATGATGAGGGTGCTGAGATTGCTCTGTGTATTCTGTCTGCTATCAACGTAGGCAAGATCACTGCGGCAGGTGGAGATAAAGAACTTGAGGATCTTTGTGATTTATCCGTCCGTGGACTGGAAGAACTGATTGATTATCAGGATTACCCTATTGCGGCTGCAGAACGTGCTACAAAGGCACGTAGGTCGCTTGGAGTTGGGTTTATTGGACTAGCACATTACCTTGCTAAACTAGGATTCAAATACGATTCTCAGGAAGCATGGGATGCTGTTCATGGTCTCTCTGAATCTTTCCAGTATTACCTATTGAAGTCTTCAAATCAAATTGCAAAGGAGAAAGGATGGTGCCATGATTTTGGACGCACCAAGTATGCTGATGGAATTCTTCCAATTGATACATACAAGAAGGATGTTGATGAAATTTCTAGTCAGGAGTTAGCACATGATTGGGATAGCCTTAGGGCATCTATCAATGAGTTCGGTCTACGGCACTCAACATTGTCGGCACAAATGCCTTCAGAGAGCAGTTCCGTTGTGTCAAACGCGACTAATGGAATCGAACCACCTAGAGACTACCTGTCCATTAAAAAATCAAAGAAGGGACCTCTTAAGCAAATTGTTCCTCAGTACAGTTCCTTAAAAAATAACTATACCCTTCTTTGGGATATGGAATCCAATCGTGGTTATATTAATGTTGTTGCTGTAATGCAAAAGTTCTTTGACCAAGCAATTAGTGGCAATTGGAGTTACAATCCTGAGAACTATCCAGACAATGAAGTTCCTGTGTCTGTAATGGCACAAGACTTTTTGACTACATATAAGTACGGTTGGAAAACCAGTTACTATCAAAATACCCATGATATGAAGAGTGATGATGTAATTGATGCTTCAGAAAAATCAAATACAGAATTAGAAAATCTTTTAGATAGTTTAGAACAAGCCGAGGAGGGAGAGTGTGAATCCTGTGCAGTTTAAGATTTCATCCGTAGAGGACAACAATATGACACAAGTTAAGGGCATGACGGTCTTTAACACTGAACAAGTTAATACCAAAAAGCAACCGATGTTTTTCGGTAAACCTCTGGGGGTTCAAAGATATGATTCATATAAGTATCCTATCTTTGATAAACTCACCACACAGCAATTAGGATACTTCTGGAGACCAGAAGAAGTTTCATTGCAGAAAGATCGTGGAGATTATCAAACACTTCGCCCAGAACAAAAGCATATCTATACCTCTAACCTCAAGTACCAGATTATGCTTGACTCCAT